GCCTACTACAACAATTAACCCCTGTTGTAGGTACCTTGAGCTGTCACTCCGGTGGCAATCGCACGGTTATTACACCATGGTCAAAACCATCCCGGAAGTAGTCGTTCGATCTCTTGGAAGGACTGACGTAGAATTACATCGTCATGTCCGATCTTTCAAGATGGGCCTGGAACTAGCTTCCTATCCTTCAGGCTAGGTAAGCCTTCAGGTCAACACTCAGGGTCATATGCAAATCAACCTAACCCAACCAACACGTAGGGACTAGTGTTATCAGCACTAGAACCTAAATGCCGGACCGGATAATTACCCGAATTATCATGTCCAATTTGGATGAATGGGTTTCCCCAAACACTTCTCTTAGTAGGGTCATTTGCTACGAACGCATGGGTAGTTTCAAAGATCTTATTAGGATCAGAGAACGACCTTATGCGCTTCGCTAGCACCAGTGACTCGAATGTGTTATACTGTTCTGACCTCAACCGCTGGAACGGTTGAGCCAGACACGCCTTAACACTTGAAGGTAATAGCACAGCAGAAGTGATCAACAATCTTCACCTCTTAGGATATAACCTAAGAAGATCGGAAATATCAATCGAGTATCCCCGAAAGGATAACTCTTTTAACAATGCCTGCGCATCCGTGCACATGGTGTTTTTCCGATATTGCAGTAAGGCTAAAGGAAAAGGTTTCAAATCTTCTCCATGGCGAAATAAGCTTTTAGCAAATTCCGCGACGCCTACCGCTTCAAAGGATTTACTCGGAGAGAAAGGCATTCCTAGAACGCCAATCAATTCTTTGTAACTTTCAGCAACGCGTCTGTCCCTGATGACTAAGTCATCGCCCAAAAGGGCATATTCTTCAAAGACATTTGAAGATTCAGGGTACGCCGCCTTATAGGAAAGCTGGACGAGTACATGATGACAGAGGGCCATTGCTGGCCAACTGGATAATGCACCCATGGGCTGTCCCACCTTGTAACGAATACGTTTCAGGGTCCCCTCGTGTTTATACACGAAGGTCCTTCTTGCTATGACTTGCAACCACCAAAACGCTTGCCAAAGCGTTAGTGCGTTGCACTTTCACAGTAACAGGGCCTGTAGGAGACCCGGGAACCGATCAGTACAAGCGCTAAGATCAATTGAAGATAAATGGTCGTCGACCATCGATCAACTTTTGACCCTCACGCGTTGGAAGTCCTGGTCAAATGTCCCATCTTGAGGTATTATTCTCAAGATGTTGGATAAATGACCGTGTACCGGTTTCAGTAAACTTTGACTTAGTATGTCTACTATGCCAACCACTCTAGTTTTGCCCCCCTTATCACTAAGGAAGGCTAGACGGGAATGTTTTGGATACTGACTCGCTATCTCAGAGGAATGCTCTCACACTCATGAAATAGTGTCCGTTATTGAGTTCTCCACATGCTCCCTGTTTATGACAGGGAGCGTCCAATAAAGACAGAAAATCTTTATTGATAAGGACGTCCTCAATACAGCATATGTATCTTCAATCCATTTACAATAAGCCGGAGAACCATTTGGTCCCGCGGACCCCGATATACTCCACTTCATTTCGAAGGGAGCAGGAGGTCTAATATTGTAAGTTCTTTTGAAGACGTTGCATGTTGACACTAACTTTGTTCAGAAATTCCTTACAAAGCTAATGAGGGAACCACCAAATCGATCTGTAATGGTCGATACTTTATACTCCGGAGTCATGGTTACCAGTCGGTAAGCATGAAATACGGATATTCAGAATAAGCGATCCAAGTGTGACTTTCTAGAGAGCACCACTGCTCTTAAGAACACACGAGGATACTTATATGGTAGTTCTTGATCTAGTCTTAGGCCCATTATCGCTCGAACGCAAGCGTTCGATAAGGCTTTGAAACGATCCAACCCGGGTCGACCTTCACAGGTCACCCAGATATGGAGTTTCGCCACTATTGATAATGCGAGACGACACTCTGCGGAATTATTACTAAGACCGAGAGCACAGAACAAGTTATGGAGCTTATAAACTATAGTTTCATAATTTATTCGTTTATTTTTATTTTTGTATTTCTTTGAAATCTTTGATTTCTTGGAGGTCATAAATATAATAAGTGCTTTCCCTTTGCAAGCAGTGAGGAGCGACGGAATCTAGGCTATTAGACAGATTTCCCAGGTCTGAACTAATATCG